TTTCTCTGAAGACCTTCGTCGGCAGCGATCTGTGTTAGGGCATCGCCGGTAGCGTGTGCCAGATCACCGGATTCCAGAAGCTTGAATCCGTCAGCCGTATTACGGAACTGCGACTGAGCAACAGCCTCCATCAATGACAACAGAGGGCTTCCTGTCTTCAGTGATGAGATGCCTGTTCTGGCGATAAAGGAATCAACAATATCGCTTAGAATTTGCTCGTATGAACGCTGAACTGGAGTGTCTGCCATTGTTCTACCCTTCTGGTCTAGGGGTAGATTGGCACTTAAGCGCCCTTCAAGTTGATATCAAAGGCTACTGGAAGCACTTTGTTCAACTGGGCAATTCTTACCCCAAGGCTAATGGTTAGTACTCCCGCTTCGATAGATGACGTGATGAACTCCACATCTGAGAAAGACTTGTCCTGCAAGATGGCTTTCTTGATAGACTGGTTGAAGCTGTCGTAGTTCACGTCTGCGTTGCTTTGGCCAGCTACCGTACCGATACCAAACTCAGGGTGTTGCAAAATGCTACCCTGTGGTGTGAATAGGATCAGGTAAAGAGCTTGCTTCAGGTTGGTCATGCCGTATGACAATGCAACGTCATTACCTTCGATCACCAAGTCCAAGGTAGAGGACACTCTTGTGATATCCGAAGATGTCTGCTCCTTGGATGGTGGAGCGAGCAGCATGTCCACACCAGAGATACGGATCTCGTCCTCATACTGCTTGAGGCTTGGGATCTGATTCGTGTTAAACTGGTTGATGTTGCTCGTCTCGTTGCTGGGTATATAGAGAATCTGTCCAGCATGAACGGTGTCCGGTGTGTAGTAGTGCAGAGTGGCTAGGTCAGCCACCTTGTATCTGGACACGTCATCGTTGTTGTTGCTGTTGGGTAGCTTGGCAAATGGGTCATTGTCCAGCGTGACCTCGTAGTAATACCCATTCTGCTTGTAGGAAACCACACCGTATGTCTTGCGTGGCTGTGTTCTGGATGACAGAGTAACGTACTTGCCGATATCCAACGCATCTGTTCTGATGATGACCTTGCTCTTGGCACCATCAAACAGCAGAGGCACGTCGAAGCCCTTGTTGTCCACGTAGGGAGCCTTGAGACCGTTTAGTGTGGCAATTTCAATCCACCTGTTAGGGTCGTTCAGGTATTTGGCAGACAGGTGCTCCAGTGTGGCATTGGCAGGGAATGAGACGGGGTACTTGGAGACGGATGTCTGGAATGCAATACCTGACTTGGACGCAAGACCGGCGACATAGTCAAGTGGATTTGCCTGAGTAGGAGCCTGAGCCATGAGAGAGGCTGTTAGGTGATCCAGATTGATCTTGAGGTCATTCAACCCAAACAGGATGTTCATCTGTTCAGATGACGCCTCCCCCTGTTGTGAAGAGGAAGGAGGAGTGTTGACGATGGGGTTGCCGGTGAGCGGATCGGTAATGCCAACGGTTGATGGGTAAAATCCCAAAGACTGTGCAACGGCAGACGATGCGTTCTCCGTCTGCGCCTTCAGTTCATTTACTTGCTGGACCAGAATTGGGTCATTGGCGTAACTGTTGGGGCTGGCCAGTTTTGCCAAAGCTGGGAAGTTGATGAGGTTTTTTCCAAAGTTGGCCCAAACACCACTCGATATCTTGGGATTGAAAGCAATACCAAGAGAAGAGGACACGTCGCTGATAAAGCCGGGGAGAGAAGTGATTGTTGTCCAAGCAAGACCAGCATACCCTTCCGGTGGAAGATGTGCTGATTCGTGAAACACCTTAACGGAAACGGATGGGTCATAGGCACCCCAAGAGCGCATGCCAAGGCTATACTCGTACTCCATCGGATTGGATGCACTTCTACGCACCGAAAACGACGTGGGAGCCACGTAGTAATATTGGTTGTCCTTGTACGAGGCAAAGACAAGTCTCAAGTCCTTGTTCGTCTTCTTTTGTTCAGCGTATGACTCAAGGAAGATGCGTAGACGATGAAGGTTGGCATATCCAGAATTGGCTGTGGTGGCATCTACAAGTGTTTCTTTCCGTAATGCAAGTAGTTGCACCAAAGGAATGCTTGCGGCAGTGGATTCGATCTTGTCAATGAGTCCACTTGGGTCGTAAATCCTGTATTGCAAAAGTCCAAAATCCCTATCTCTGTTGGCTGGGAACACACCCATCGTACCAGCAATTTCGATATCCTTAAATCGAACGGAGTTGTGCTCTTCCACGATACCATTGAGAGTAGGTGTGGTGACAATCGCAAATGGGGTGGAAATGGTCAGCTGTTGAGGGGAAACAGGAAGGGTGAACGTGTAATTTACTGTACCATTTTCGATCTGAATAAGCTTGTAAGGAAAAAGCTCAACAGCGTTGGCACGATTGTCTTCATTCCAAGTGTTTTTAAACCAAGAGGAAACGGTATTGTATGAAAGAGCGTCTGTATATCCAGCAGTATTCACAGTTCTCTGTTTTTCACCATAAAAACCGTCAAATTGGTTTATCTTAGGTAGATCCTTGACGTTGGTGGAGTTTACAATTTCTGGTGTTGCCATCTGTTAATCCACCTTGTTCTTTGCGCTCAGGAAGCTTGTGTCGGCTTGAAACTGTGCAAGTGCCTTTGAGGCTGGGAGAACTGCCGCACTACCGGGACCGCCAGCGGGGATTGCATTCAGCGCATCTATGACCCCCTGCACCAAAGTGGCTACCGAGTCCTTTATCGTTTCCCCTCGCACCATCGAGTACTGACCCGAATTGATAATCACACCTTCTGTACAGCTAAGATTGAGCGACCCGTTGGTGGCATCTAAGTCCACCTTGACATGGTTTCCGTTTCCCGACTGGACAGAGACGCTGCCGTCAGATGTCATGAGCACAGTGGCCCCACCATTAGCCTCTTGGTCTGAGACAACCGTGCCGTCATCATTGGTAGGACCACGACGCTTGATGGTTACCTGTCCATCCTTGTCGATGTTGAACTGAACTCCATTAAACTCAAAGGATAGGTGATGCCCAAGGTCTTCTGTGGGTGGCTGCGTTCCTGCATTGGGATATCCACCGACAATCAACGGCTGAAAAGTGGAGCCATTAACACACAGGATTGCAACGTTAGAGCCTTTTGAGAGATAGAAATTGCTAGGATTGGTAGCTGTTGATTTTCTTTGTGTATAGGTAAAAGAATCGGCTACAGATCCAAAAATGTCAGAAACAACGCAATTGTAATATGTTTTAGAGATCATATTGCCGCGACCATCAGACACAAATGCTAAAACTTCGTACTCGTAATGTTTCCCACCTCTATTGTCTGGAGAGTTGGGTGGAATAACCTGAGTAACCTGTCCTAAACGCAAAGCGTATTCATTCAGGTTTAGCGAAAACCCTGACGCCGCTTGTGTGGTTGATACCACATCGTTAGCCAAGAAGGATGGTACAACGGTTCCGTCAAACATTGAGAATCCTTAAGTAGTTGATTTTAGATCTTGTGGTACATAGTCGGCTGCAACGTCGGTTTTTTCTTCGTTAAGCTTTATGCCGTGAGTGAGTTGAATACTGGTATTGAAACTCTTTCTACCAGTTGGATCAATCCCCCCCTCATGAACGATGCCTTCAATATGAAATAGAACATCTCTCAAAAGGAGGTTGTCTCCAATGCAAATTGGATCTTGAATTCCTTTGCACATTAAGCTGCCATTAACGGTATATTTTTGACGCATCAGGATGTCGGACATGAGGGCTTGATAAAAACGTGTTGGGGTTGCTCCAGTTGCGCTCGGCACATCGGCGGCACTAACCTGACGATGGTAAATCCTAAGACCGTTTCTGGAAATACCAGCGGCGTCCATAGTAGGAGGAGCAAAGACATTTGCTGCCGCTCTTTGAGCAGTCTGGCTTTCAACAGGGATGAGAGGTTCCAGTCGGACATAGTTGACATCTAAGCTGTCACTTAAGCCTACGTTAAAAGAGACGACAAGACTCTCCCCAATTTTCCACCTTGGTAACTCAACAAACCGTGTGATTGCTCTGGTTCCTTCCTTCTCAATAGCCTTTGAGAATTCAACGGATGAGAAAGGAAGTTGTCTGCAAATTAGAGATGGCATAATCCTTCCATCTGGGTTCACCTTTAGTGTAGTGAACATCTCGTTGACAGGGTCGTTCAAGTAGGTGCTCAAGATACTCCAAACACTTCGTTCGTCAAAGTGAAGTGTTTGCTTAATGAGATCGTCGTCAAGCTGCTGGTTTTGCCCATCAATGTTCGTGCTAGGATACTCATACATGAGCTTAAATCTAGCACTTTTTTGAAGGTTATCTGACCAGTAATCGGCAAAACTGCGGACAGTTTGTTTTCTTGGGTTTCTGGTATCTGCTGTATATCCTTCGCTACCAGTGAACCCCACCTGACGAACAACTGGACCACTGGAAACCATTGGAGATCTGCGATATTGCTCAATTCCAACATATTGGTACACAATGTCGCTGTAAACAGGAGCAACCTGATTCTTGCCAGCCCTTACACCTAAGATGTTGGATAGTCTCTCAGGGACGTAGTAAGGTTTATTGGGGGTTACCGCAAGTTGCCCAAATATCTGCTTGGTTTCATTGCTCAACCCAGTGTTAGCGACGACATTGTTGGCAAAATCAACGTCAAACAAAACATGGAAGAGAGCGGGAATAGCTGTCTGTGTTTTGACAAGCATCTTCCCCTTATCTCCAATAGCGACAATGAAGTCATTTATCCCCTTTGCAATATCGTTGATGATCTTGTTTGGGTTCTCAAGCTGAGAAGAAAACACCATTTCGTTGTAATAAATCGTGTTGTCAAACTCACGGAACCCGTGACAATCCATTGTATATCTGGCTGTTTTTACACCATTTCCAGAAACAGAAGTTTGGCTACGGAAAGAACTAACTCTTCCCACAAACTTAAGTCCTGACTGAGCGTCGTTGGCTGGCTTGCCTTCTAGAATAAGCTTGCGAACCCTGTCGTAAGTCTCCTTCTCTTCCATGGCCCAAAAAGCAACCCAGTCAGGAGGGGCGATGTCGTAGCTCTTGTTAAACACCGTGCTTTGTTCCTTTGTTTCAACCCCCAAGTTCCCGTTTTGGTCAAGGGATTCTGGTGGCACCAGAGTAAAAGAGGCTGAATGAACGTGATTGCTTTTGTTTGCCTGAATGCTCCATTTAATGCAGTGGTTGTCTAACATCAACAACCGGCTTGCTTTTACTGGATTTGCGGTCACATCGGCATTGGCTACCTGAGTTTTTTGATTGGAGACATCACTGAAAGAAACCGTGACCCTTTGGTCATAAGGAACCGTGATCAAAATCCAGTATGGATTTCTGTGTGTAGCCTCCGTAGGGAAAAGAGACTCTTCAATCGTGTTTTTTAGATACTCAAATGCCATTACTTGCCGCCGATCTTTCTTGGTTTAGCGGTGCTTGTGCCTGTAAAGGTGTTCACGTAACCGTCAATTCTGGTGGATGCACCAAGAAGGGAGTTTGCCGCTTCTCTCATAACACCACCAATGTTTTTAGCAAACTCTGGAACTCTGCGTTCCAACTCTACACCAGCGGCTCTTGATGCCCTAACGGTTTCTGCGGCATCAACATCTCCACCCTCTTCTGGCACAATCCTCCTGTCCTTCAAATCCTTGGCTGAAACCTTTCCCTGAGAGAGTGCGGAGAAGAGGCCCATGGTGGGTTCAATGTCCCCCATCGTCTCGCCCCTACTCACAGAGGTCATAATTGCAAGTTGCTCTCTTTGCGCCTTAGTCGAGGTGGGGAGAAAAGCCGCAAGCCCACCAGCCGCCTTTACGGCTTTTCCTACAACAGAGCCTGTATCAATGCCAAACCCAAGGGTGGATTCAAGTTTAATACTTGATACACTTGAACGAAAAGCCTCCACGTCTCCCGGTTTTACTCCCAAACGAATTAACTTTTCATCAGACCGCAACGAAACTGGGTCTAGTTGGGAAAGAGCCATCATTTGATATGGTCTAAGATAACCAAATCTGTTTTTGATGTGCTCCAATGCCATCATTTGAGGTAGAGCTTGCGAAGAGGCTGCTTCAAACCCTCTTAGCCCCTGCTCTCTCATTTGTGATTCTATAACCGAACCAGAACCAGCCCCAACCATGGCAGAGTAATTTGCCATTTCTTGGTCAGACATTGTACCAAAACGACCCATATAACGACTGGAAATGGATTGTGCGGTAAATTCCTCAATCCCCATACGGGAAGGACCGGTGGGAGCGACGATAGGCATTCCTCCCGCTCCCATTACCACATTTTCAGATCTTCCTGTTTGGGCATAACGAATAATGCCCATCATATTTAACGGGTCCAGTGCTCCTTGTCCAATACTCCCAACCCTCAATTGCTGCATCGAAATGGTACGTAGTACAGCTTGTCGAGCAGAAGAGTCGTACTCCATCTGCTCCATACCAGCCAGCCCCGCTAAAGTTTGCTGCAAACCTTTAGGAGCTAGTCGCGCAACCTGAATAGCAAGATCAACGGCGCGTTCTGGGTCAATGTTGTATTGAGCCGCAACATCCTGTGCCATCTGGCGACCACCCATTCCCCCATAGGTGGTTCTGGATAAAGACCTCGTAGACCCTAGAATTCTTTCAGCTTTCTGTGAGTACATCTCAAGGCCCATGTACTCAAAAGGTTTGGTCTTCTGGTAATCCTGAATAGCCTCAAGCATGTCTTGCTGCTCTTGAGCAGCAACGCGACCTGTCATAAGGTCTACAGCGGCGTACCCTGTCTTGCTGACTCCACCAGAAACCATGGAACCAAACATACCTCCACCCAAAGCGCCAACAAGACCACCAATTGCCGTTCCAACAATCGGTACAGCACTTCCGATGGCAGCGCCAGCGACACCCCCAGCTAACATGCCCCCAATTCCACCAACCACACTTGTCAGACCACTACCTAGACGCATGTAGGTTGAAAGAGTATTGGCACCCGACAAGCCATACTGATCCTTAATAGCGTCGTACCCGCCCATTTCCCTCATTGCCATAAACGGTGCGATATTACCACCAAGCATACTTTGAAGTAAATGCGCGTTCAAAACCTGTTGCCCACCCTGATTTCTTAAACCAGCAAATGTTCCATATTTGTAAACATCTACGCCAGCTTCAGCAGCCGCAAAACCCATTTGTAGTGCAGCAACACTACGCTGAAATCCTCCCACTCTTGCCCCTCTCCCTTGAGGAGTTCCATCGGGAGCAGTTCCACCACCAGTACCACCTCCCGCTCCTCCACCGTCTCCACCACCACCAGACACGGGTCCATTGATGTTGACTGTCTGAGCGTTGATGTTGACTATTTGGGCTTCAAGAGCATTGTAGGAAGGACCGCGAGCACTGCCGGTTGAACTTGCCACAGACATGGTGTCAAGGGGTCGCACAACCCTGCCTGAGGCGTCCAGAATGCCAGCCGGGGTAGGGGCGGCTGAGCCAGTACCACCTGACGCTCTACCTAAAATGTCTCTCTCTGAGCGATATCGACTGAGAGCAGAAGTTAACTCTTCGTAGCTCCTTTTCAAAAGTTGGATTCTGTTAATTTCAGGATCACCAGCTGCTCCCATGCCGCTGGCAACCGTTGCGGCGGTTGGTACACCAGCCATGGGTGCGCCACCAACACCAGCCACCCCACTGGTACCAACCCTGATAGAAGCAAACGAGTCAGCAACCTTCTTAGCTGCTTGTTCCAGCTGACGAAGCCTGTCCATCAACGATTGGAAGTCGTTTCCGTCTATACCAACCTTGAATTCCATTGTTTTGCTGCTAGTATCTGGCATGAAAATCCTCTGGGGCTAGATTGGAACGTCCCCAAACGACAGAGCAAAACCATCTTCCATGTTGGGCACAAGCTCCTTCTTGCCCTCCCTCAATCTCACGTCCTCCACCTTTTTCTTAGACTGGAACGCTTCAAGGAATGCGAGATCGTCCATCTCCTCCTGCTTTAGCTTATCAGCCCACTCTTCAGGAGTCATGGAGGATCTTAGCTTCTCTTCGTACAGATCCTCCTCCTTCATGTTCTCGTACATGTTTTCATAATAAGCTGTTAAAACATCGATCAGTGGTAGGTCTGGCACTACATGAAGTGGCGTGTGGAATGTCTTGCTGTACCAGCGGAACATAAAACGCAAGTAATAGTCTGAGTCAGGATTGACCACAGACTGCAATGCGTTTA